TCATACTGTGCACAACTGATCCTCAGAAGTTGCTACCAACCATACGGAGTAGATGTAGTATGTTTCAAGTTAAGCCTTTGTCCCAGGAAGATATGAGATCTTTACTGCAAAGGATTGTAAGGAGGGAAGGACAGGAACTCTCTGATGAAGTTTATGATATACTAATTCGTACGGGGCAAGGGCTTCCTAGGACTACCATACAGGCGTTAGAACAAGTGTTGAAGGCTGATCCGGAGAAGAGGGAAGAAATAGCCAAACAGGCTGCATTTGAACAATCACAGTCTATTGATCTTTGTAGAGCCTTGATGAAGAGAGCTGATTGGAAAGAAATTAGAACAATACTAAATGGATTGAAAGACCAAGAAGCTGAGGGGATTAGAAGGGTAGTGTTAGGTTATTGTCAAGCTGTATTATTGAAAGGGGACGTCATGTTGGCAGGTAGGATTATGGAAGAGTTTATAAATCCTTTCTATGACAGTGGTTTTCCTCAGTTGGTATTTGCGTGTTACTCTATTACTAAAAATAAATGATATGACACAAAAAGACATACGAGCTCAATTTAAAAGAGAGACAGGAAGATATTCCCCTTTTGAAACGGATGCTAGACTCCATTCTGAATGTGAGTATAAAGAATATGCAAAGTGGTTGGAGGAAAAAGTCATAGCCTTAGATCAGAACGTATATGACTTAAAATTGAAAATGTTACGTATGATAGAAAACCCAGTAAATATGTATTGACATGAACTACGAAAAAGACATGCAAATTGATGAGTCTGCCTTAGACATGGAATGTTTGGAGCAGCCTCGTTTGATGGTTCGGTACTCAAGTTTACAAGCACGACTTGAAAAGGAAGAGGATTTGGCAAAGGAAGCCTTAGAGCTTGTAAAGGCTGAACTTGACAAAAAGATTCGGTCGGAACCGGAGGAGTTTGATATTGATAAGATCACTGAAGGATCCATTAAGAGTGTCATCTTATCCCATCCACGGTATAAGAAAGCAAGTGAACGGTATATAAATGCCAAGTATGAAAACAATGTAGCAAAGGGGGCTGTGAAAGCATTTGAGCAAAGAAAGAATATGTTGGAGACCTTATCAAGGTTACACGGACAACAGTACTTTGCAGGTCCAAAGGTAGCAAGAGATTTATCTGACAAAAGAGTTGAATTTGACAAAAGAATTAGTTCAAAAATATCATCCAATTTAAAACGTAGATAACATTAAAAAGAAAGAAAATGGTACAAAAAAGAAAAAGTAGTTTCAGTTTCAAAGGCAAGACATCTGCCAGGGCTGTACGTGATAAGAAGGAAGGTGCCTCATATGGATACTTATCCTTGCCCAAGAATGTCAGTGTATTCAGTCCTGAACCTGGTTCAAGTGTAAAGCTTGATATCATACCGTACATTGTTTCGACTGACAACCATCCGGACAAAAGTGAACGGGACGGTGTGGCTCTTAAAGGTGATCCTTGGTACAGGCTTGTGTATTGGAGGCATGCAGGATTGGGAGCCAATGGTAATGAATCTGCCGTATGTCTTTCCTCGGTAAGAAAGAAATGCCCCATCTGTGAGTACAGGGCCAAGAGGATTAAGCAAGGTGCAGTGAAAGAAGAAACGGACGTTTTGAAACCTTCAAAAAGAGTCCTCTACAATGTCATTCCTATTGGACATGACAAGTTCGAAAAGAAATTGCACATCTTTGACATCAGTTATTTTAACTTCCAAAATCTGTTGGACGATGAACTGAGAGAAAATGATGATTATAGTGTCTTCCCTGATTTGGAAGAAGGCTTAACACTTAAGACTCGATTCGCTTCCAAAACTATAGCAGACGGAAAGCCTTTCCCACAGGCAAGTCGTATTGATTTTCTTGACAGAGAAAAGGCATACAATCCTTCCATTTTGGATAAGGTGGTTAATCTTGATGAAGTTTTACAGATTGAAACGTACAAACAACTTCAAGCAAAACTGTTTGAAATGGATTTGGAAGGACTTGAGGATGACGGGGAGTTGAAAGATATTGATGATGAAGAAGAAGAGGAAGAAACTCCATCACGTCGTAAGGGGAAGAAAGTTGTGGAAGAGGAAGAGGAAGAGGAAGAGGAAGAGGAAGAGGAAGAGGAAGAAGATAAAAAACCAAAAAAGAAATCAAAACCTCTAACCAGAAAACACCCCTCAAAGGAGGATGATGATGAAGAAGAAGAAGAGGAAGAAGATGATGCCTCTCCGAAGAAAAAAGTACAAGGAAAAGATACAAAGAAAAAGTCAAAATGTTCGTATGGGCACACCTTTGGTGAAGACCATGATGAATTTGATGAGTGCGGAGATTGTGAAGTTTGGGATGACTGCTTAGAAGAAAAGGAAGGTTGAAATGGCAATCATTGGATCAAAAAGAAAAGATATGAAGTTTGTAGGGGTTCAAATTCCCCTACAGACTCATAACTATCTTACTCTCCATTGTTTGGCCAACGGTATGTCAAAAGCTCAATTAATCAAAACACTGATTGAGGAATGGTACGCTGAAACTGATAGGGCGGAGAATGTTTTAATTCAAACCATTATAAAGAAAGTAAATAAAGAATGGGGGATAAGAAAGAAAAGGCACCCTAGAGCTTCATTTGTCGAATTCAAATCCTTACTTGTAAACGAACTGATTTGGAAAGGATTATCGGAAGAACAAACATATGCAATTATATCACAAATTGAAGGATAAATGGAAAGAAAGAAAAATGAGGCACTTAGCAAACAAGTTCAAAAGAGGATTTCAAATTCAAAAAACGTCTTCGAAAAAGAAGAGAAGGAAGGTTCTTTCAAGTCGGGAAACATCAGTACTGGGTCTACCTTGCTTGATCTCTGTATATCGGGAGGAAGAGTCTGGGGAGGTGGTTTGCCAAGTGGAATCTTTGTTGAGATATTTGGCCCTGCTGGAAGTGGGAAAACCGTACTCCTGTGTGAAATAGCAGGGGCAATACAACGTAAAGGTGGGAGCGTGATGTTCCATGATCCGGAAGCAAGATTGAATCCTACCTTTGCTAAGATGTTCGGATTAAACATAACTGAAGAGAATTACAAACGTCCAAATATAGTGCCTGAGGTATTCAGAGCAGTTAGAAAGTGGGAACCTGAGGATCCTAATGTAGTCAACGGCATTATGGCTGACAGCTTGGCTGCTTTATCCACTAATATGGAAATGGAAAAGGAAGAAGGGGATAAGATGGGTGGAAGGAGAGCAAAGGAATTCAGTGAGGAACTTCGTAGAACCTGTCGAATACTTGCAGAGAAAAATTATTTAATGGTGGCTTCAAACCAAATACGAGAAAATATGGACGCTGGACCTTACGGACAAAGATACACTGTTCCAGGGGGAAAAGCAATGGAACATTATCCCAGCCTACGTCTCAAGGTTCAAGTCGTAAAAAAGATAAAGGTAGAGAAAACATTCCATGGTAAAACTGTCAATCGAATTATAGGAGTTGAGTCTGAGGTTGAAGTATATAAGAACACCGTATGGAAACCATATCGAAGTGCTCCAGTAACTATTATCTTTGACTACGGTATTGATGACATTCGACAGAATTTACAATTCGTGAAAAACTATTCAAAGAAGAATGTTTACACCTTAGGTAGTGATACCTTAAGTAAAAGCATGGATGAGTCAATTCGTATGGTTGAAGATGATAACATGGAAGACAGACTTCGACAAGAAGTCATAATACTTTGGAATAAAATTGAACGTGAATTTGACAGTAATCGTAAACCAAGAAGACCACAATGATAAAGAGAAGGAGCAATAATAAACTTACCGTATTAACGAATGATCCTTCTCTCACTGCTTGGGGATGGGCCATTGTTCAAGATAGTATTGTCATAGGAACAGGATGTATCAAAACACAACCTGAACAAAAGAAACGTAGAATACGTAAAGGTGATGATACCGTTCGAAGAATAAGCATAATCGTTGAGATTTTATTTGGTTTGATAAAACAATATAATGTCAACTTCGTTTTGTCTGAACTTCCTCATGGAAGTCAAAATGCACAGGCAGCAGTTATGATCGGAGTAGTTACAGGCATCGTCCAAACAATGGTTGAGGTGTTAGACATACCTGTTGAGTGGTACAGTGAACAAGACAGTAAATCATTTGTATTAGGAAAGAAAGCAGCCACCAAAACACAAATGGTTGATGCAATGTATTCTAGATTTAACTTACCAAAAGATAAACCTAAATACATCAAAGAAGCGGTAGCAGATGCATTGGCTATCTACTGTGTAGCATACAGTCAATCTCCTACTCTTAAAATGATGTCCAAATGGAAGAGGTAGCAAAACAAGAATTGATAGCCAAGTTCTTTAAAGAGATCGAAGGTATTCCAAGGGATAATGAAGCAGTGTGGAGTTTGGTTTTTGTTCAAAAACTTAATACCTTTGTCGAAGATATTCATATGCGTGGAAAGATAGAAGGGTTTGAAGATGGATTCAGAGAAGGAAAGAAATTTGCAGAGAAACGATATAGTCAACTAAATTAATTTAATATGAAAAGATTATTGTATTTAGGAATTGCATTATTCCTCATTGTATTTGAAGCAGTCCCGGAAGGACTTGCTTTGGGAGGTCACAAAATGATAGCAGGGATAATTGAATTTGTTTACCTTGCTGGAGTAACTCTAACGGTGTTTGCATATTTTACTAAGTCATACCCATTAAGTAAATGGCAATATTACAGAGGATACAAAACATTATATGATATGGATGAAAGAGCATTCCCTCCATTTTGGCAATATATTATAGGATATCTACTTTTACGTATTGCCATCTTTGATATCATATTTAATTTATCTGCTGGATTAGATCCTTTCTATATTGGGTCAACAAAACTATTTGATATTATAGCGTCAGAGTTAGGAAGTTGGGGTTGGTTTATGCGTTTTGTTTTGGGTTTAACTGGATTGGCTTGGATATTAAGAAAATGAAATGGCTTAAGAATCTATTTAAGAGTAAGGTTATTGATTTTACAAAACCTTCAAAGGAGGAAGAAATGAATTCCCTCAAGAAGGACGGATTCTACATGGATCAAAGTACCATAAAGGAAGAATCTTATCCAGTATGGACAAAATATATACAAGATTCAAATGGGGACTTAATAGATGTTCGAACCAAAGATTGTCCTATTATTCCCGAAGACAGATCATAATGTATTAAAGAAGAAGAATGATTAAGTCAGTTAAAATACAAAATATTCAATCACATGAGGGGACAGAACTATCCTTCCACCCCGGAGTTAATATTATACTTGGAGAAACGGATGGAGGAAAAACGGCAATTATTAGAGCTTTGCAATGGGCCGTTCGGGGAAAGCCTGTTAGAGGAAATACAATACAATCGACATGGGGTGGTGAGTCGAGGGTGTGTGTGGAATTGGAAGACAAGAAAGTTTCTAGGAGTAAAAGCACATCTGATTCATATACAATATACGAAAGGGGTCTTGATAAGTCTCAACAACGAAGAGTCAATACCTTTAAGGCTTTTGGTTCTACAATACCAGAAGAGGTTGAAAGGGCTTTTAATATCGGAGACATTAACTTCCAAAATCAATTAGATTCTCCATTCTTATTAAGTAAAACCCCAGGTGAGGTGGCTCAACACTTCAACAAAATAGCTGGATTAAATCAAATAGGGATAAGCCTAAAACAAATTAAGAGTTGGTTATTAGCAATAGAAAGAAATCTCAAATTCAAAAGAGAAGAAAGGAAAAGATTAAAATCCCAATTGACAAAGTTTAATCACTTAGATAAGTTTGAAGTTGAAGTTGAGGTATTGGAACAATTGGAAGTGCAACGAAACAATTTAGTTAAATCTAATACGCAATTGCAATCATTAATATTTGACATCGAACTCGTAAATACTGATATTAAAGATACTTCAAAAGTTTTAAAGATAAAAGAACCTGTTGAAAATTTACTACAATGGTACAAGGAATTAGAAAATGCTAAATTAGAGCGAAACAGGTTATCTCAGGCAATTAATAGCCTAAACAATACAGTACACCTGTTAGGGGTAGAAAAGGCGAAGCACACGGCGTTGCTCGAGAAATATCGTAAGGTATTCCCAAACGTTTGTCCTTTATGCGGATCTAAGGTAAATGCAAACCAAATAAAA